AAGTCGTAAGTGTATAAGCATTTGGGTTTCCATATGTACCAGGTGTGTCTGTTGTAATTACACAACGGGATTGTACAGTTCCACTTATTGGTACATCAAGTGCTTGTGCCGATAATGTGAATAGACTCATAGCAAAAATAATACCTGCTTTTTTAAGCATTTTTCTCTCCTATTTGTATTGCTGAGAAATCATTTTCTCATGCAATATCTGTTGTGCTAAACCGTTTCTTAATCCGGCTTTACTATCTGGTAATTTTTTGTCTACCAAAATAATTGTTTCTTTATATTGTCCACCTGGAATAGTTGCAGCAAGATATGTATTATTCAATTGATCTTGCATAATACTATTCATTTGTTCTATCATTTGATTCTCTGCAAACAATGCTGCAGCATCTGAGATAGACATTAATTTTTCTAGTCTATATTTTCTCTTCTTTTCTTCTGCTTCTTCTTTTTCTTTTTCTTCTTCCTCGGCTAGTCTTTCTTCGTTTTCTTCTATTGATAGTTTTTCTTCGTCACTTAAATTTACAAATTCATCTTTTGTAGCATCATATAAATCATCTAGATTTACGGTAGGTATGTCTGGTATTGGTGTTTTATATCCTGGACAACTTGGACTAAACTGCGGATCATAACAAGGATCAACTTTATAACTGTAAATAACAGTTGCATCTTCGACAGTGCCAGTACCTTCTACTTCTATAGAACCATCGCCCCATGCTGCTTTTGGAATATCTCCAATGCCAATAAGTTTTCTAACTTCTATTCCACCTTGGTGTCCTGACCAGTCTTCTGTGTCTCTAAAGACATAGCTATTTCCATTTGCATGTTTATTTTGTACATGAACTTTCATGTCATCTGCAGTGTTTTTATTTGGCGTGTATCTATAAAATACGCCATTAATATCTAAACCCGGTGGTGCCGGCAGAACGTCTTTCATGCTCCAACTCAAACCACTTTGAGCAGCATTTCCTGTAGTACCGTAATAAGGTGCTATATTATCAGAGTAACAATAAGAAGGCAAGAATGCCACCAATGCTCCAAGTAGCAGTTTGTTTAACATCTTGTTTTTTATCCGTTCCATTTAATTCGTGTTTCTTTTTATCTTCGTGTGACTCCCAACCGATTTTAGCTGCTTCACCTATTTTACCATCATATGGACACGGAGTACCTGCCATCATCATGGCATCAAATACTTTTTTATCTTGACACATTACACTCACTGCAGCTACTTTCATACCCATATCATATAATGTTTTTGCGTTCTTTAGTCGTATACAATTTTCTTCTGTAAATGTAGTACCAGCACTAATACCAAGTATTTGTGTTTGTACTGCACCTGCAACACCTATTGTACATAAGTCACTATTACTACCACTACTAAACTGTGGACTAATAGCACTTGGAGGCGGAGACTTTACAGTCGTTTCCATGTTTCCTTCAGTAATAATTTTACTGTTTGTTGTACTTTCCGTTACTATTGTTTCTGCATTAGCCACGCCAATGAAAAATACAGCTAGACTGTAAATAAATATTTTTTTAATCATAGATTCTCTCTCTGTCATATATAGTAATATTTATTAAAGTCCTATTTATATTATTATTATTTATATAATGTCAAAAAAATGACACCTATAATAATTTGTCATATTATTACTGTCAACTTTTTGACAAATCTAATCCGTGTCATGTACGTGAAGTTGCAAAATAGCATAATGAATTACTTTCATTAAATCTTTTCTTGCATCTTCATTAGAACCTTTATTTCCATATCTTTGAGCATATTTCATAACATTGCCCATATTAAAACCAGTACCATGACCGGCATCATAAATAAATTCTGAAGCTTGAAATTTCTTTTTAGAATAATGTGCACTATAAGTTGAATCAATATATTCAGCAATTTCTGAAATATATTTGTTTTCACCAAACTTATAATTAATCATGATATCTTCAGAATCTTGTTGTTCCATTTCAGCGTTGCCACTAAACTTCTTGAATAATTTTTTCATATACATCTAACTCCTGTTGAATAATATCATAGTGCTTAATAGCTGCACGATGTACATCGTTATCTTTTTTTGCTAATGTCCAAGCTTGAGCTACAAACTCATTACGTGGAATGTTATAATTTTCAGTGGCAATACTTTCACCAATAACAATTTTATGTTTCATTATACATAATCTCCCCAATACTCATTCCAGCAATTTCCGACAACATCTGACGCGATACCGATATCAAATGAATTTGTAAAACTAAGCTGGTTGATAACTAATGCTTTGGCTTCTGAAGTATTTTCTGATTCAGTAATGATTTTTTCTAGATCTAATCCGAAAACTTGCTCTTCAATATCCATAATGTGATTTTTCATTTTTGACATAATATTTCCTTTCACTGTCTTTTTTCATTTTATAAGTATATTATACCATGCTTTTTCGGCTTTGTACACACTTTTTTTCATTTTATTTGAATTTTTTTACATAAAAATGAGTTTCCATCCATGATTCTGGATGGCATTCAGGATAATAGCAAAACAGGTAACAATGTGAAGTAGTACCCATAATGTTCTGATTATATTGTGAACGTGATCGTCTTTTTCATCATTGTCGTAGGCATGACTACCCATTGCCTTACACCAGAAGTGCCAGAGTTTTATCATACGACAAATTCAGTGATCATTGGAAAGATAGGTTCAATTGCTTTAGCACAAGCAATGGCAATGTCTCTATGTTCTTTTTGAGTTTCTGGTCCAGATCTTAATTCAACATAATGAATCCAAGAGCGAAGAGATCCATTCATATACAAGCGAGATTCGGTTAACCCTTCTGGTAAAACGGCTCTTGCCTGTTCTTTTGCTATTCCTTTTTTGATTGCATCTTGGTAGACTTGTTTACACATCCATATGGCTCGTTTTTGATCTCTTTCCCAATCGAGTTGGAAAGTTTCATCATCAACTTCGATACTATTTTGTCTATTCTTATCGTCTTGCATTCTCGCTTCTCTTGTAACAAAATGTAGCTCCTCTACTGGATTTGCATATCTTTGACTAAATTCTTGAAAACTAAAACTACGATGTCTTAAAATTTGTCTAGCAATATCACGAGTTGTTGTAATTTCTAGGCAAGCAGATACCATTTCGAAAGGTGACCAGTGTTTGTGTTTGATGAGATATCGTAATAGTTTTTCGGACGTTTCGGTGTTATTTTGGTTTGATGGATTGGAGACACGGGCGCAATACGCAATGAGGTCTTGGATGTTTTCTCCAACGTATAATGTGTCTTTGGGTGTGTGTGAATATGAGATAATCCTAGCATCATTCATTTCCTTTTTCCTTTTCTAGTTGACGCAATTTCCATAGCATCCAATCATAATATCTTTCTGGTTCTGGATCGTATTTTTCTTTTTTATCAGGCAGCTCAATAAATCTACCAGTACCAGTTATATCTTGTGTAAATTTATTCATTAGAGTTTTTGCTTTCTAATTGTCTTAATATTTCTTTAAATTCTCTAATTACCATTAAACAATTAGGCATATCATTTCGATAATTTACCCAATGCTGACTATAATCTTTTTCTACAGTATGATTATCTGCTGCCATTAGATTTTCTTCTACTGTTTTTTCAAGTTTATTTAATTTTTCAATGTCATAAAACATTATAATTTAAAATCTCCAAATTTTTCATGAGATAATCTTTCACCACTATTTGTTTTATCAAAAACTGGAGTATCATCCATTAAATTTTGTTGTGTTTCTTCAACATCATATAAACGCATTTTAGATCGATCTACTCCAATTACGAATCTTTTATGTTGAGTAGGATCGTTATATCTATTCTTCAATTGTTTAACCATCATCTGACCGTCTTTTTGAAGTTCTTCAGTTGATATTAAAGCAAACATTAGATCTGCGGTAGCGGGTAATCCAAAAGATTCGGACGTGTCTTCAAGCCCAACATCCGAGTTACTATAACCTGAACGAGTCGTTTGCGTTGCAGAGAAGATCGGTAAGTCGAACTCGACAGCAAGACCACGTAGCTCTTCAGCAATTGCTTTAATGTAAGTGTATGAATTGATTGCTCCTCCCATTGCTTTCATTCGAGATGATGCACAAATATTTAAATAATCAACAAAAATAACATCAGGTTCGAATTGTTTCTTTAATTTAAGTTCATTTAGTAATGCTCTAAAATGACCCGCATGTGCAGAACCAGTTGGATATTCTTTTACAATTAGTCTACCAGTTGTTTTACGTGCAAGATTATTTACCTTTTCGGTAAACATGTCTTTTGACATACTATCAAGTTGATCGATAGGAACATTTAAAAGATTAGCATCAATACGTTCAGCAATACGTTCTTCTGCCATTTCCATTGTTATATAAAGAACATTACGGCCTTCTACTAAAGAACTAGCTGCGACATGACACATGAATAAAGATTTACCAACACCTGTACCTGCAAGGGCAATGTTAAGTGTTTTACGCGGAACACCACCTTTTGTAATTTTGTTGAAATAATCTAGATCAAAAGGAATGCGATCTTCTTCTTTATGATAAAAATCATAACGCTCTTCTGCATTCTCAATATAGTCATGACCTATATTTGTATCAAAAGCTACGCCTAAAGCCTTTTGTAGGAGTTCAGGTAGAGCGTTCTTCGTAAGCGAATCATGTTTACCATCAATAATTGAAATGGATTCCATTATAGAATTATAAATTGCTCTATCTTGACACCATTTTTCTGTATTATTTAATAGCCATTCTTGATCAATCTTTTCAATAGTAAAAAGCTGAGGAACTATTTCCATTGCCATAGTAAATTGATCTTGAGACATATTAGCATCTTGAAGTTCAATTGATAGTGATTCACTTGATGGTAGTTTATTATATTTTGCTACATATTTACCGACTTCTTTAAATAGCGTTTTGTAAACACCTTGAAAATAATCAGGTTTAATAAACGGAAGAACTTTCCGCATATATTTTTCATCAGTAAGAAGATTTCTTAATATAGTTTGTTCAATATTTGCTTGCATTATTACCTATTCTTATAAACTTCATCAGCACTTAATTCTTCACCAGTCGCTCTATCTGTAAATTTTGCAGATCCTTCATGTACACAAGTGTCTAAAATATCTTGTAAAATAAACCCAGCATATTGTTGTAATTCTTCATTGTCAATATGCGCATCAGGATTTGGAGAACTTATAACATGAAAATTAAAAGACAAATTATCAGTTTTTTCATTAATTGCAATTGCATGAAATTTAACAACTGTTTCTACAAATTTATCTTTAAGAATTCTAACTGACCAATTTTCATCTTGTTCTTCATTAAGAATTAACTCATAATGTACACCTTCAGATAATTTTATCATGATAATTTATTCATTAATTCATTTGATTTTTCTGGATTTTCAATTAAATGTTTTTTAGCTACATTTAATCTTTCAATTCTTTTTTTAACAGATTTAGTTTGTTTACTATTTTTTGTCCAATAATCAATTTCTTGATTGATTAGATCTAAACCAAGAGACATTGCTTTTACATCTCTTACTACACTTCTACTATTCATCATTATTCAATTTCCTCAAAATCAATACTTCCTTTTCCACCAATTTGGTAAACGCCCTTTAAATATTCTTTAAAGTCAGTTTTTTCAAATATTGGTTTCCAAAACTCTTCTTCTAAAGTTGCGGCTTCTCTTACTTTTGGTTCAACTAATTCACCAGTTTCTTTGTCAACTCTACAATACCATCCATTAGACGGTTTAGAAACATAATTACCTTGTAATGCTACATCTAAAAGACCTGACCATTTTTGCACACCGCCTTCCCAACTAACACTAATAGGTATTTTGGATTTTTCTTTAACATATCTTGACTTTTCTACATTAATAACAAAATCATAACCTACAATATCTGTACCTTTTTTGTTTTGTCTACGGCCAAGAATCCAAATATTATCTGCTGAATAGTAAATACCTGTACCACCAGAAACTATAGCTTTTGGAAATAAACCAATTTCCATATATGTATGATTAACTGCAATCATTGGAATATTTTTCATATTTAAATATGGAGTACACATTCTAAATAGACCTTTGAGTGCCTTTGCTCTTGACATATCTGCTACTGATTTTTCATTAATCGCATCTTCCATTTCTTTTTTTGATGCAAGATTACCTACAGAGTCAATCATAATAACTACTTTATCATCTCGATCAAGATTTTCTAATTGACTAATTACATCAAACTTTAATTCTTCAACATTTGTAATAGGTGTATGAAGTACACGACTAGTATCAATTTCAAATTGTTCAAAATATTTTTGAGGTGAACCAAATTCTGAATCATAAAATAATAAAACTGCATCATCATATTTTTTTAAATATGCACTAGCCATAATTAAACCAAATGAAGTTTTAAAATGTTTAGAAGGACCTGCAAGCACTGTAAGTCCAGGTGCTAAACCGCCATCTGCATCACCAGATAAAGCAATATTAATCATTGGTGTGTCAGTCGGTATCATATCTTTGTCATTAAAGAACTTTGAATCTGCTAAAACCTCTGATGTTTTAACTTTTGAGTTCTTTTTTAGTTTATCCATAATGGACATGCATTACTCCTTTTTTATTATATAAAGTATTATAACATATATTCATATATTTGTACATCTTTTAATTCGGAATAGTATGTTTAATAATATATTCTTCAATATCAATTGTAGGTTTCCAACCTAATATTTTTAATTCACTATTATCTGCTGTATTATTTTGAGCCTCACATGGATCTCCATCTGTAACTTCAATCCCTTCCCAACCTGCAAGGATTCCTAATTCGTTAACAATTACACCTTTACCTGTTCCGATGTCATATGCTCTTTTTCTTTTTTCAACAGGAGTATCCATAATAGTTTTAATGGCAGAAATAACATCATCTACATGAATAAAATCTCTTGTATGTCTTGTAAGATATGGAATAGATCCATTGAGTAATTTTCCAATTAACATTGATTCTCTTGCACCATCGCCATAAACAGTAGTGAATCTTAATGCTGTTTGACCCTCAAATGCTGTTTCTTCATTTACTTTTTTACTTGTACCATAAGGTGACAATGACCAATTATGAATACAAGAAGAAGATGCATAAAGGAGTGGAATATTTAAACCATAACATATTCTTTGAATTCTTGTTGTTGGTTCTACATTATTTTCCCAATATTCATCTGGATATTGAATGCTTCGTCTCACGTCTGCATCCGCTGCAAGATGGATTACCATATCAACATTAACGTCTATATTAAAATCACGAATGTCTTTTCCTGTTTTACGATCATATGGTATGATATAATGTCCATCTTTTTCTAGTGCTTTCTGAAGATGACCTCCAATAAATCCACCAGTTCCTGTAATTACTATTTTCATGCTAATCTCCAAAAAAGCTATCTAATGTAGGGGTTTCTTCTATTTTATCATCAGTCCATTCTTTGCCGGTCCAATGAGGATATGCAGCTCTTGATAAATGAATTGATTGCGGTTTTTCCATATATTGAAAATCTAGTTCACCTTTTTCATTTACTAAATTTTCTGTCCATTTATATACATCGCAATTAAGGGCATCAATAAATGCATTGCGTACATCTGTTCTTTGTTGCCATGTACCATAGAAAGGAGTGCCTTTGTACCAACCAGTTTTTGGCACTTTACGTGATTCATTTTCAATAGGTAAAGGTTCCCATACTTTTACCTTCGCGTTATATTTATCACCGATTCTAGTGATCTCATCAACATATCTTTTTGCTAATTTTTGTGCTTCTAAAATTGGATCATCAAATCTACAAAGATGATGCCTAATATCAATATTACCAAAATATGTTTCGATATTATCATATTCTGCTTTTTCACAAATAAATGTTTCAAATCCACGATTAATTGAACCGTGTAAAGTTGAAAACGGAACAGATATATTTTCCCATCCTGGACGATACATACTAATTGCGTGACTGTCTCCAAATGAAACGTTTTTATAAAATTTAATTTTATTTGGATCTACAACTTCTGCTTTTGTCATTGCTGACAAATTATCCCAATCAACATCCCATGTTAAATTTGCTTTTGTTAATCTATCTTGAAATAGTTTAGCATAGTCAGGAAATTCTATTAATATGGATTTAACAGTGCCTTTATATTCAGAAAGTGCTTTTACAAAGTCTGTATTTGTATAGGCTTGAATCCCACCAAATAAATTAAGACTACCACCCCAATCAGAACCATGATATACATAAACTTCTTCATAAGGAGAATAATCATATATTTTATTGTTAACTAAATTGATAGTTACATCATATCCAGCATTTTTTAATTGATCTGCATAAATGATACCTTGTGCAGCCTTATGCGAATGAATTTTGTTTGATATCGGTCCTAGACCCGTTAGTAATACTTTTTTCATTTTTACTCCAATCTCTATATGAATCGATTCGATCGTATATAGTTTCATCATTTAATACTGGTTCGGTACCTACGTTCCAAAATAAAATATCTCTACCTGATCGTTTAGGTATATATCGCCATGCCTTTGCATCATATGTGTCAATACTTGGAAATGGTGGCAATTCTTTTGTTGGCTGTGTAAACGCTTCAGGTGCAGAAATAATATTATCATGTCCAATTTCACCGGCTTTCATATTTCTTGCAACCGCAACCGCATAAAATTTAGCATTTGGCCATGCAATTTGTAATGCTCGATGAAGTACTCCAGTTGATATTACTGTCCATACTTCTTCAGGTTCTTTTATTTTTGATGCTGCCTTCACTATTCCAGCTGTAACTCTTTCATGTTTTAAACCGAGTGGAATAAAATATGCATCTTCTTGTTTATCTGCCCAGTCTTTTGCTATTTTATTGAGATTAGGCATAGCAGCAATACGATGAAAATCATATTCAGCACCACGTTCAATACAACAAGCTTGGTGGTGACTGATTCTCTTGGAAGATGGCATAAAAAGTCTAACACGTTTTCCGTATCGCCTTGCCACGTCCAAGAGTGATACGCCTGCAAGACCCGTCCGAGGTTGAACATAAACGAGAGTAGACTGGTTAAGATTAGAAATAAGACAATCTCCACCTCGTACTTTTGTACCTGTAATGAGATCATCTCGTACAACTCTAACTCCATCATATTCCTCCACTACCGGATCAGGATTTGGATCTTCCCATCCCTGTGCTAATTCTAAATAATACTTTTTTGCTTCATAACGATTAGTTACTCCCTCAAGTCTAAGTATTTCTACATCTTTATTAATTTTATCAATTATATGTTTATTGTGTGACATTAATGTAATATCCTACGTGGTAATGTCCTACATTGTTCTTTATATTCTTCGACTGTTAATCCAGCTGCAGAAATAATAGTATCGTCAGATGGATGATGTTTAATATTATTAAATGTTTCAACTAAACCAAGATCTAACATTGCTTTTTGTCTGCCATATGGATGATTTTTAATATTACTTGATGACCATACTTTATCTAAATCAACATGAGAGTAATGTGCACCAGGTCGTACATAATTTTCTACCCAACGAATATAATCACAACAAACATCTTCTGCGTTATACGGCACTGAACCAGTGTCTTCATAAATCTTAGTCATAACTGCATCAAGAAATTGTTCTCTTTTCATTTTATTAGTATTTTTAGCAAGATAACTAATACATTCTACTGCATTTGTTCCATAATAAAAATGCGATTCTCTATTAACATATTGAGGATACCAATCGGCAATATCAGCAATTACAGCAGCATATTGGAACGTGTATCTATTTAAACCATTCTTTTGATTCCATTCTCCCATCCATTCACCAATTTCTCTTAAATCTTTTCTAGCATTTGATGCCTGTAACCATTCTGCCATTTCACGAGCAAGTCTTGGTAAATATTCTCCAAGATAATAATCACCACCTCTTTTATAATCACCTTGAGGTTTTGGAAATTTAGGAAACTGATAACCAACAGAAGTGTAAAATGGTGTAGTATGTTTTTTCATATACCATACCATCTCTTCAATTGTTTTAGCTTTATGTAAAGTAAATAGAAGAGTATTATGGTAACCAGATGGTTTAGTGCCATAATTAATTGCTGAACCAGTTACCCTATGTAAAATAAAAAGATATAACCATTCTGGTAAATCAAAATCTTTATGTTTACCAGTCCAGTTTTGAGCAACTGTTTCTCTTTGATATGTAGCTTTACCAGCTTCCATCTTTTTCCAATATGGGTGATCTTCAGTCCAACCTGACCAACAGTCATTCATAATCTGAGAAAACCCTGCATATTTTCTTTCAACAACATCATAAAGTTCAATATAATGCATTAAGTCATCATCCATATTTGATTCCATATGAGGAATCATACCATATGGTTCATGCGTTGCAACATTACATTTTATTTGCTGTTCTTTTGCTTTATTGAAATATCGCAAAAAGTCATCATAATATTCAGTTAATTCAATATTAAGCGAATTCATAATTTATTCCTGATTCTTTAAATAATTTTTGTGTTGTTATCCACGATTCTTCCCATCTTTTATCGATTGGTAAAACTTTTCGACTCATCATAACATTTTTTATTCCAACTTGAATTATGCCTTTTGCGCAATCATGACAAACTGGTAGTCCGTACACATATAACGTCGAATCATTCAAGGAAACACCATTATACGATGCATTATAAATGACATTCATTTCTGCGTGAACTACCAGCTTGTATTTTTCCTCTCGGTCTTCATAACGAAAATCAAGATCATTTATACCTCGAGGAAACCCATTATACCCTTGAGATAGGATTTGCCCTTGAGCACCTACCGCAACAGCACCAATTTTTTTTGATGGATCTTTAGACCAGCTTGCAATATGTTCTGCAAGATCTAAAAATCGTTTATCCCATTTATTTGACAAGGTCAAAATGCCTTTCATAAACATGTAAGTTTTGCACTTGCCATGTAATTGTACCTATACTAATATCTTCTGCATCTAGATCGCAAATACCTATATCTCTACCTGACTTACGAGATGCATTAATATCTTCGGACATCATTTTTAAAACATGAAGCTGCCAAGCATAATCATTCTTGTATCCGAACACGACATCGTTGGAGCGCATTTGGACCACAGCGTCGAGTTTGCCATTGCGAATGTAATAAGTAACAGCATTAGTGCATATGAAATCGTTTTTACCATTTTCATCGTACTCCATCCAGATTGATGGCCTTTGATAAATCATAGAAGCTCTACGACTATCAGGATTTTGAACTAGTTCATCAACTGCCATACCATATTGCTGATAGTACTTATCAGAATAAATGAGTTTACCATAGTTTGAATTTATTTCACCATATTTATTTGCAGAATATTTCCATGCTTGAGGAGGCTCACGGTCATCGCCGTAAATATCATTAATATTATTGCTTTGAGTAATATACCAAAGAATTTCTTTGTCGACATATTCTTGATTTGGAGTACCAAAGATTGAGGGTTCATCTGCAAGAAAAGAAGCACCAATCATTTCAATAGTTTTTTGACCAGTTTTATCGATTGTAAAGTTTTCATTTTTTAACTCATCAATAAAATAATTACGAATATCACTTACTTTCATTATTTTCCTCTTTTTCCCATTTAAATATATCTTCAATTTTTTCTTCAACTTGTACATTAGGCATAGTTTTATATTTTGTTAATAATTCCATAATGGTAATATTTTTCCATAACTCTTTTTTACCAGTTGGAAATATAATTTCATATGTACGTTTAATATTCATCATAGCTTCCAATGCATTTTTTCTTCAATAGCAAAACGTGCACCATGAATATAATCTTTATCTTCATCTGATAGTGCAGGCCAAAATTTTGCTACTGTTTTTATATGTTCTTCAACTTGATCTGGATTTTCTAAATGCACATTATTTTCCATAAAAAACTGAAGTCTATCCATACGAACTTTTATTTTTTCTCTTATGTTCATGATACCTGTAATGCTACATAAATGAGTGTACCTAAAATGCTAAAATTAATAATCATATTTACATAATGAGGATTTGGTGTCATTTTTTACTCCTTAGTTTATTATACATATCACGATTTGGATCTTGACCTTCCATTTTACCACGCATATAAGATACTGCAAATGATGCATAGTTAATCATATCTTTGTAAGTATCTTCGAGCGATTCGAAGTTAGGATCACCTTTACTTTCTAGAATAGATTGCGCGCGATAGATTTTACCTTGAATAATGTCATGGATACTATCTACACCGCGACGATAGTGCATAGCTTGAGTTACATTTGACTCTTTGTTTTGATAGTCATCTGATTTTTTGAGTTGTAACTCGATACACTCGTTGAGGACTTTAACTGATTCTTTCATATTCTTCTCCGACTTAACCATTATATTATACCACGTTTTTGCACATTTGTACATACTTCTTTCCACGTTTTTTCAAATCTGTCTTCAGTATAGATCATTCGTTCACTATTTCCCCAAAGTCTTTGAGTATATGAATCAACCATTCTACAAATATCACTTTCTGACCAGTCTAATGGAATAGTTTGACCCTTTATTGCATAAAATAATTTATTTGCTTCTTTTTTACTTATTTCCATCTTTTTCCCAATCATGTCCATATTTTTGTTTCCATAACATATAACCACCATCCCATGGTGTTTTCAAACCAAAACCACATTCTAGTTTGTAGATTCTGGTACCATCATCATCATATTCCCAGAATCTTTTATCTGGATCTAATTCAATTTCTTGTTCGTGTCTAAATTGTTCAGAACCTATTGGTGTTTGATTTGAATCTAATAATGACATTAATCCTCCAATCCAAGTTCTTTTCTAGTAATTGCTAAATATCTAGAATACTTTGCTCCTAAAGAACAAAGTAAACCATCGGCTAAATCTGGTTCTTTGTTAACAAGCATCTTAAGAACTTCTTCTCTTTGATCGTAACTCATATCAC